GTGAGGCATTCAAGAAATACACCTACGCTCTTAAGACAGAGATGCAGAAGGAAGATGATTACAAGCCAACGGACGAGATGGCTTCACTTGCCGAACGGGGTCTTGAGCTTCGAGAGGAGCATGGCCGAGGCGGCACATCTATAGGCGTAGCAAGAGCTAGAAACATCAAGAATAAAGATAACCTGTCTGCTGACACGGTAAAGCGTATGCATTCATTCTTCTCGAGACATCGGGTAGACCTTGACGCACCAGCAGCAAAGCGGGGACATGAAGATTATCCTTCGGCGGGTGTAATCGCCTGGATGCTTTGGGGTGGAGATCCTTCAGACCCGGATGGCGCTGGAGCCGCCTGGGCAGAACGACACGCAGAAAAACTAGACAAAACCAAGAAGGACAACACCAAATGAGTACCTTTAGCAGACGAGCCAAGGCGGAAGCCGCTAAGTATCAGCACCAGATTCACCACAAGCACCGGCACAAGTACACGTTTGGGTCGGGTTGTGGTGCAGGCGAGCAAGGTAGCAAGGGCTTTCAGCCTGGTAACACCTGTGGCGGCGACGGCGACGGTAAGAACGACGCTGGCGACCAGGGTGGTGGTGATAAGGTTGGAAAACCTGCATCACAAGTATTGTCTGACGGTACGCACGTTATAGACCATCAAGCATACATGGATTATGTGTCTGGTCTGTCAGATGAAGAATTGTCGTACATACGGAAAGATGCGATGGAAGCAATGCGTGCTAATCCTGATGGTGATAAAGCAGGATATTATGCGGATGAAGTCAACTACGTTGAAATGGAAATGGCTAATCGAAACAAGTCTTCCGACGCACCCGCAGCAGGTTCGACTGTGTACGACCAAGTGAAAGATTTCATGGACACAAACCCAACCGAGGCTGAAATCGAGTCTTTCTACATCAACGAAATTCTTCCTCAAGATAAACGGTCGATGAATGAAATCCTGCAAGAAGAAGATCCTCGCGATTACGAAACTAGACGACAAGAAATAGACAGTAAGGAAGATTCTGGTGAGATTTCCGCTCAAGATGCTGCTGGACTTCGTGATGATCTAGACGCTGCAATGGGCATGGGTGGATACGCACCCCCAGCGGATAGCCCATTTGGGCCTGGCGATGTTTTGCCAAGAGCAAGCGAAGAAGAGGGACTAAGACTGGATCAAGAAGAAATTGACAGCCTTTCAAGCCAGGAACTTAAAAACCTTGGCATTGAGGTTGATGAGGCCGACGCACCCGCAGCCGCCGACGCACCCGCAGCCGACACTTCTAATCTTGACGCAAGGTATCAACCAGGCAAACCAGACGAATACCTTGCTGAAGAGCGTGCAGACCTAAATCAACATCTTGAGGGTGCTGAGACTGGTTCGGATTTCCTAAACTCAGCAATGCAGTCTGAAGACCAAATTCTTGCAGATTCCGCTAAACGACTGCAAGAGGCTTATGACGAAGAGGGTTTTGACTTAAACCTCCCAATGTCCGAAGATGACGCAGAAACGGCTGCGTTTACTCTTGCTCAAGATGTTTACGAAAATAGAACCGACGCACCCGCAGCGGGCAACGCTGGTGATCTATCTGCTGGGGGTTCCGGTCCAGTAGCAGGTACTAGCCTGGAAGAAACGGTAGATGTTGTTGGGATGAGTCCACAAGAAGCAAACGAGTTCGTCGAAAGTTTGACTGACAACAATTTGCATACGGATTCTGTGGCAGCAATGGCTGTATGGTTGCAGGCTGAGAATCAATTTAAGGGAAGTGGTAATTCCGAGGAATTGGATCGAGTTATTAAATCCCTGGTTGAGTTGGATAAAGCTCACGAAGAACTAGGCGAACTTCCAGCAGATGGGTACGAGATTCGCAAAGCCGCTATGGACACAATCCGGCCAATGTGGAACAAAGCAACTAATGCAGGTCAAGAAGCCCAGGCCGACGCACCCGCAGCGGGCGACCAAAGTGGCTCTGCATCAGATTCGGTTTATTCTTTGACCTCAAGCCTGGGTAATCTTCAAACTGAACCTAGCAATGAAGAATACAAATCAGCAGCAGTTGCCGCCTTGATGGCTTATGCCAGTGATAAAGGTTGGTCTGAAGCAAACACTAACCGCGCTTTGAATGTCGGTCCAGTGGCCGGAATTACAGATGATCCCGTATTTGCAGCCGCTAGATCGTTCTTGAAGGCCAACGAAAAGGGTGAAAGCACAAGTCAGGCTTGGGAAGACGTAGTTGCCGCAGAAGAATACTTTGAGGACTAATGCAAGGTTCTGATGTCATCAAGGTTATCGAGACTCTTGGCTTCCCCGTATTCATAGCGATTGCCCTGATGGGCGGTATCTACCTGTTGGGACGATGGATGATGAATACGCTGATGCACAAGATGGATGCCCAGTGGAATATGATCACAAAGCTGATCGACCGCACCAGGGCATTGGATAACTCGATTATCCGACTCGAGACGATGATACGACTGCTGAACGACATGAACCCGGACTGGGAACGCCTGGGCAAGCTGGACGATCAAGACAAACGCAAGGATTAGCGATTGGCAAAGGTTCATACAGACAAAGAGTTTGATGACCTTATGGCAGCTGCTTTCGAGGAAAGCGTTGTTCCATACATTGAGGCGGTCGCATCGACTATTGAAGGAAGGGCAGATGGCCGAGCCTGGCACGACTTCGAGCTTGTCACGGCTCGCGCTATTCTGCTTTCCTACCTGTTGGGCTTGTCTCAGGTCATCGAGGACGCTGAAATAGCTGGTGCTGATTTCTTCTCCGACAAGGCGACCTACGCTAAATCTGGATGCGGTGCAGGTGAGGACGATGCCCCAGGCTTCCAGCCAGGGAACACCTGCGCGGGTGAAGGTGGTAATCAATCAGGAGACACTGACAAGCCCAAGAAACGGGTTCGATACGAAGCCGGAAGCAAGCTGACAAAGAAACAAAAAGAAGAGGTGCTGCAAAGTATTAACGACGTTTATTTGATGAACGGAATTAAGAAAGATGAGATTAAAGGGACGAACCACGACGGCGATCCCATATACGGTTATCCGCATCTTCCTGAGTTGTTCTATACGTCTGATATCACTGGAGCCAAGATTCGTCGTTTCATTACTTTGCCAGACGGTTCAATTGCACACCCTTCTGAGGTATACGGAGATCAAGTCAAGCAAAGTGAAATTCTTGCAGCTTTGGAGATGAAAGAACACACAAAGCGCATGGCGAAACTTGATGACGAACAAAGACTGACACGAGTAGTTGGAGTTGAAAATACCGAGGTCGCGAGAGGAATGAATCTCTTGGGCAAGGTTAACTTGCTGTATAACAAGACTGGAAATATGTTGCCTTATTCTTACCTTGCGGAATCTCCAGACGGAGAAGTTGTCAGGGTCAACGGGGCCAGCATGAAAGATATGGAGTTTTTCAACGACGCTGGGTTTGTTGCTCTAACCCCTCCGATTGATAAACCAGACAGTCTCACGTCAAACCAAATCAACTACCTTCGGAGTGTTGATAAAAAAGGCGATCTTCCTGATCAGGTGAAACAGGATTGGCCGGAAATCTTTGGCGAGGCTAAATCAAAGAACGCCAAGGCGACCTACGCCAAGGAAGATTGGCCGATGGAGGTCGGATTCGAGGAGTTCGCTCCTGAGCCGTTCCAGGAGGCGATTGACCTGTTTGAAGATCGCGTTCCGATGCTGGCTCACAACGTCCCGCACATCGCTGAGATCGCCAGGCAGCAAGCCGCCGAGATTGCCATGGCTGAACGCATGGGCGTGGTCGCCAAGCTCGATGCCCAGTCAAATGCGATATCCAAGGCACTAGGACAGGCGTTCTGGGTTTCTGACGTTGACATGCCTACAACGATTGCCCTGAAAGACCTGATCGGCCAGGCGTTGCGGGGCGTGATGCCAGACGAACGCATGACCTTGCCTGAGTTTATTGACCGAGCATGGCTTGAGGGCGCGCAAAATCTTACGGCTGCACGACTTGAAACCGTTTACAGGACAAATATGCAAACAGCCTTCAACGAAGGTCATATGTCCTCTATGCGGTCGCCGGAGGTCAAAAGCGTTGCACCCCTTGCAATGATCGTAGAAATACAAGATCCTCGTTCTCGAGATCACCACGCGGCAATGGATGGATACATCAATACGGTTGAGTATTTCGACCGCTTGCAGCTGGCTCCCCCTAACGGCTTCAATTGCAGGGGGACCGTTCGTGTCGTATCTTGGACCGAGGCGGAAAACCTTGGCCTGGTGGGCGATGACGGGGAAATCAATTGGAAAGCTCTCGAGCGGTACAACGGCAATCGTCAGGGCTACATAGATCGCGGGGAATACCCCGATCCAGGATTCACAAAATCCGTCCAGGCAGCGTAGTCATGGAAGACAAGCAACTAACACTTCAAGAAGTCGCGTCCCGCATGAGAGTGTCGGACGATACGATTTATCGCCTCTTAAAGAAGGGCGTGCTTGCTGGTTACAAGGTTGGGCTTCAATGGCGCATCAAACAGAGCGAGCTAGATCGGTTTATGTTCGCCATGAGCAACAACCGACAGCAATCGGCAACGACCGCAAACTGGTAAGAACCTTCCACAAAAACGGTGACAAAGGACGAAATATCTAGTATGAACGCTGAAATGCAGGCCGCAGAAGCAACTATTTCTAATCCGTCTCATCAAGTATCCGAAAACGGGGATAAGGTCACGATCCACGACCTCGAACTATTTGTAGGCCACATCCCTGGCTTCGATGCGGATGATTCGGGTATGGATGATTTGGACGATGAGGCTATTGAGAAGATCATTTCTCGCACCAAAGCTCACATGAGCGCCGGAAGCAACCCTAAGCTGGTTATGCTTCATCAGGAAGAAGGCAAAGATTGCCCCCCTGAAGCTCTTGGCGATATCGTCAACATTGGTCGCAAGGATATCTACATCAATACCGGCGACGGGGAGAATTACAGCGGGCCTGGTATCGTTGGTGATGTTGTAATGTCGAAGTCTGACTTCGAGGAGTACATTTCCTCCAACCGTTTCCCACGTCGCTCTGCCGAGATTTGGAAAGACGGCCACATGAGCGAGGTCGCCTTGCTTGGCCGGGAAACGCCAGCCCGTCCCCTACGAGACACACGGTTCGCCAAGACTGGCGAAAAATCAACGTATACCCGTCCTGTTACCTTTTCTGAGGTTGCTCCAGGCGGGTCTAACACTTTTGTCCCCGGTATGGCGGACTGTGAAAAGAAGGAACATGACATGCCTGAAGAAAATGACGGTCGCATGACGATCGAGCATGACGGTGATGACAAGGATCTCATCGCCAAGCTTCGTGCTGAGAATGACACCCTTCGTGAAGACCTGGAGCAGCTCAAAATGCAGCTCAATGGCGATGACGAAGAGGACGAAGAAATGATGATGGGAATGGACGAGGACGACGAAATGATGTCCGGCAAATCCCATTATGACGAGGAAGCCAAAGAAACTCATTATGACGAGGAAGACGAAGAAGACGAGGACAAAGAAATGTTCTCACGCATTCGTCGCACCAAGAACGGCAAGGAAGTCGTTGCTCGTTTCAAGAAGCTCAAGAGCCAGCGAAACGCATACCGCAAGGTAGCGCGTGGCCTGGGTATGAAGCTCCGCAAGGCCAAGTTCTCTAAGGAACTGGACGCACTGCAAGCTGCTGGCTACCGAGTCCGAGAGCATCGCAATCACATGATGGATGAACTGCTCGCCACCAAGGACGTTGAGGCTAAGCTGAAGTTCTGGCGTGCAACCCTCAAGAAGAACCCGATTGGCAAGCGTTTGAATATGACAAATGCTCGAGTCAACGGCAAATCTGAGTATTCATCAGCAGATCGTAAAGCGGCATCCGACCGCGCTGTAGTCCGTATGACAAAAGAGAACCTGGACTCGGATAAGTTCCAGCAGGTCTTTGAACAAGAATTGAAGTCCGGCTGATAGCCCGACACAGGAGACATTAAATATGCCTTTCGCATCAACCCCAAATATCGTTGCCGGAGAGACTATTGCTCCCTACCGGTTCGTGGAATGCAGCACTGCTGCTGATAACACTGGTCTTTTGGCTGGAGATAACTCACGGGCTATCGGCGTTTCAGCAGGTGACACTAAGCAGTTCGATTCAGCAAACCACGCCGAAAGCGGCGATCAAGTCACTCTTCAGCCTGGTGCTGTTGTACTTGTCGAAGCTGGTGGCACTATTGCCCGTGGCAAGCAATGCACATCAGACGCAAACGGCAAGGCGACGGCTGCTACCGAAACTGGAACTACGGTTCAAGAAATCGCTGGCATTTGTCTTGAGTCCGCAGCATCAGGAACTATTTTCCGAATGCTCTGGCAGCCTAGCCAAACTCGTCCGGCACTTTCCTAATCTGACCCTTTTAATTTATAGAGGAATAAAACAATGGCAGAAGTCGCACCCGGTGGCGGAAACACATTCGTCCCCACATTCTCAGAAGCGACGGGGCAGATTCAAGTTGAATTCACCCGTTCCCCCAATTCGTTCCCGGTCACTCAGTATTGCAAGCTGACTCCGGTTTCAAAGTCAACTGGCTACTACCTCAAGATTGACGAGGAAGAAGCAAGCCGTATTGTCAGCACAAACGATTACGTTTGGCGTGATGGCAACGATGCTCCTGAAGGCAACCAAGTCGATCATGAGTTTACGACGTACTCGACGGAGCGTTTTAGCCCGACGTTTACGCTTGGACATCGTGCTGTCGGTAATGCTGATTGGGACATTGTTGCAGCTCATGCTCGTATCGCAGCATCGAAGGCTATGCGTCTTCGTAGCTTCCGTGCAGCCACCCTTCTTACCACAGGTGGCAATTGGCCTACCGGAACCACTAACGATTGCAACACTCTGGTTGGCGGCAAGATGGACGCTGGTTCAGGAAACAACATCCAAAAGGGCTTCAACAAAGTCGTTGAAACCATTATGGAGAACACTGGCGAAGCTGTGCAGCCGCAAGACATCATTGCAATCATGGGAACCGACACGGCATTCCAGCTTACCCAGGCTGCTGAATATCGTGAGTATTTCCAAGGTTCGCCGTTTGCAGCCAACTTTGTTCGGGGCGATGGCGAGTTCAACGAGTTTGCAATGCTTAACCAGTTCTTTGGAGTTGGCGGCATCGTGGTTGACACTACTACTCGAGTCACCAATCGCAAGGGTGCTACGAAGGCTCGTTCAGCCATCTATGGCGACGATATTGTCTTTGTTAGCCGTCCTGGCGGACTTCTTGGAACTGAAGGCGTCCCCGATTTCTCCACCGTTACTTGCTTCGCATACGAAGACATGACGGTTGAGACGATGGATGACACCTGGAACCGACGAACCCGTGGCCGTGTTGTCGATGATTCGGCACTCGCCCTGACGGCTCCTCTTTCCGGCTTCCTCCTGACGGACGTTGTTGACTGATTGGACTGACCTCCACAATCGGGCATTAGCCCACCCCTTCACGGCGGGTAGGGGTCAGCAATGGCCTCTACCCGCTTTGGGTTGGAGAAGTAATAAATGGCACAAACCAAGTACCTGACAATCGCAGAACTGAAAGAATCGTTTGATACTCGCATGCTCAAGCAGTTGTGTTCCTACTCAGGTTCTCCATCTGCGCTTGACGACGAATCGAACGCGGTGGCTTTGAACGCTATCGAAAAGGCTTCTGGAGAAATCCAGTCTTATGCACTTCGAGGCGAGCGGTATACGTCTGATAACCTAGACACGATTTACGCAGCAGATGATTGGTCCCTGAAGGGACTGTGTGCCACTCTGACGGTAAAGCATTTGTTTCGGGGTAAAGCTACTTCAGCTCCCCCGGATGTCCAGGCGATGATTGACGAGGCTACAGCGACCTGTGAGGCGTTGGGCAAAGGCGAGCGTATATTCAACCTTGGAACCATAGCTTCGGCTGGCAAGGCTGCTATTTCGTTGATAAGCAACGCCAACCGTGGCCGTATCAACATGGTGTCGGATTCTGAGTATTTCCCGCCTCGCCAGGACAGGGCGTACTAATGGCGACCATTCGCATCAGAGCCGACGAGCTTCCCAGGCTAAAGAGCATTCTCAAGAAGAAGGCTATTGGTGCGTTGAACAATCACGAAGGCTTGAAAGGCATTCTTCGGGGCCAGGCCGTTCGCCGGATCAAGAACAAAGGCGATTCGACGCATCAATATCCTGACTTGTGGGCAAACAAGGTTTCAGGTCACTACAGGTCTGGAGGCAACCCCCTGCAAGACAACGGTCAACTTATGGCTGGTTTGCATGGGAAGACTGTTACTAGCTCAGACACGTTCTCTATGTCGCTCAAGGACGGTGCTGGATACGGTGTTTACCACCAGTACGGTTACAAGACCGAAGGACCGAACTTTATACCCTTGACACTGAAAGCCAGGAGAAATCATCAGAAGGGCAATGACCCGGCTGAAGAAGGTCTGGTGGAAGGCAAGGATTACTTCATGGCGTGGAATGGCGTGACCGTTCCGCAACGCAAGATTTTTAACCTTCCACCAGAAGACGTTCAAGAGTTGAAACGTGCGATTGGTGATGCAATAGCAAACAAGATAAGGTAGGAACACAATGGCAACAGCATTTAACATTCAGGGTCCGACGAGTTTGAGCGTTTTGACTGGATCGTCTGCCGACCCAACAGATGACCCCACATTTTCTTCTTCTCATATTCTTGGTCACACATCAAATGACGATTTGATTTCAGTTGAGTTTGACAACATTCTTGTTGATCATACTTCTACTGAAAGTGGATCAATGCCCGCAGCACTTATTTATCACGGAACAATTGCCACCATTTCGGCAACTCTTGTTAAATACGACACAGCTATAGCGGACACTATGCTTGAATCAATGTGGGCTGATCGGGCTGGACTCCCTGGGACTATTGGACAAGACCAATTTAACACTGCATTTACAAACGTAGCAGCAATGCAAGTACACATTGCACCAGTTGCAAGCGGAACAGGTGCAGGCTACCCAGACAATGTAGATAGATATTCATACACGTTTAGGCAATGCTGGATTGATTCAATTGCAGAAACAGAATGGGGAAACTCGCCTAAGAAACTTGTATTGACTATTAAGGCACGAACAAGCGATTCCGGTCGTTTGTTTGAAAGAAACTAAACCTTTGAAGGAGGTGGCTGATGCCAATTATTAACACGGAAAACGATGACCATACGTTTATTGTCCAAGTTAAGGACAAGTGCAGCATTTGCGTCGATGCGTTTGAGTTGTCGGGAAAGCTAATGGAATCCTCTTTGATATCAGACGGCAAAGAGCCAACGATTGACGAGATTTCTGACATCATGAAAGAAATATGCTGGACACAAGGACACGAAAGCATGGACGAAGTAACTAAGTACGAACTGTTTGCAGTGGCTTCTAAGGCCATTGACAGGATGAACGAACTGGGAAAGTAATGATGCCTTACGCTCAGTTTGCCCGGACCTACGGCTACAGGCCAATAGTAAAAGGGATTACTGAAGGTGAGGCGGATATAGGATTGTTAGCCTGTATGACAAAGATTGGCGCACTCGAGATACTTGCAACAGCTCAAGGAATCGGGGTAGCAATGGACGGAGATACATATTTGCACGTTCTCCAGGCAGCAGGCGCGTCAGACCAACAACTGCAAAACGCAGAATTGCAGGTAATCAAGAGCAAGCACGCGAGTTCGCGTTAGGAGTAGATAGATGGCAGTTACCCTTACAGGCACAAATGGCCTTTTTACAAGACTTGGCAAGCTCTTTCAGATTGCTGTACAAGTTAAATCTTTTCAATCGACCTTGGCAACTGAAATCCAAGACGCGCTTGACGAGTTTGATGGCGGAGACAATGACCACGCCCTGGCTTTGACCGGGGTTAAACTTTCGTCTCAGAAATCATGCGCAGCTATTTACAACGCTATCAGAACTGTTGCCCATAAAACCTTGGTAGAAATGGTTAATGACGATGATCCGTTGACATCAAAAACAGTTTCTCACGCTTTGACTCGACTTATTAAACAAATGGAAGATGCGAGTGCGTCAATTAACGCTTCTCAATATGCTGCACCAGACTCCGCACACTCTGGAAACACTGGAAACGGAACAATCATATCTTCAACGTCTGCTTTGACTAAATCAACTGCTAATACTCGAGCAGAATCATTGGTAGTCAAATGTACCAAAGACTCCCAGGTGACTGGAACATCGGGCAGAGAAGTGTTTACGGTTACTGGCGAAGCACCCATTTCAGACATTATGGACCCTGATTGGCCAGGCGGTTCAGGATCAAACACAACTATTACTGTTACAGATCCTTCTGTAGATGCGTCTTCCCAGTTTGGAAAAAACCTTCTTACTAACTCTGCATTCAATTCGTTTAGCACAAACACACCCTCAAATTGGACGATTGCAACAGGAACAGCAGGAACACAGATTTCTAAGAACACAACCTCGTCTAAAATCTTTCAGGGTGACGCTTCTTTGCAGATCACGGGAGACGGTTCAAACCTTACAAAGATAACCCAACAGTTGAACACAGCGGGCGGAACTGCGGGCAAGCTTCTTCCAAATACTGTTTATTTCCTTCATTACAAGTATTACCTGGACGCCAGCATTGCAGCTGGTGTTTTGAAAGTTAGCCTGGAAGACGCTGGAGGCACTGAAGTAACAAATAATGGTTTGACGGCATCATCAACTATCAACCTTAGTTCGGCTGCTTCTGGGCAATGGAATTCATCTACGACTTTCTTCAAAACACCTGAAGCTTTGTCTACTAATACTCCGTATCAACTTACCCTAGAGTTGACCACGGCTTTGACTAACACAAAAAATGCGTACATTGATCAGTTGGCAGTTGCTAAAGCAGTGCAAATTGGAGGTGGTCCGTATATGGCAATACTTAGGGGTGTGACTGATTTTGTCAAAGACGATCAGTTTGTAATTGCGGTGGCTAAAAGTAGCACTGGAACCATGCAGGAAAACTTTGATAAGTTCTTCGGCATGTACAACCGTGGGTTGCAGCTTCCCGAACACACCAGCGGTAGCGAAACAATCGCAGATGGCCTGATCGCCTAATGAGTACAACGCCTGACAAGATGTATCAAGCTCTCTTGGCAAAGGTCAAGACGGTTGTTGATTTAGTACATGATGACTTTATCTACATCTCGCATGAGCCTGTGTTTACTCAAGAGGACGATCAATACATTCAGATTGTTCCAGGCGTTCCGACTGCTGTAACTCCTCAGGCGGGCTACTACTTGATCCAAGAGGAGTTTGAGGTGGCGGTGTGGAGCCGCTTGTACTTAGATCAAGGAAACAGGTCTACCGAAAAGTTTGCTCACCTAACGTATGGCGTCTTGAAGGTAATGACTCAAATTCGTTCTGGCTTGTTTAATCACATTTTGTCTTACGATGGAAATGCAGACATTGCGGATAATGCTTCGTTGCCAATTACGTTTGAGCGTGGCAGCAGGTTGTTTGAGTCTCCTGAACAGCCAGGTTGGTGCTACATGTCCGATACCTACAAGTTTGGATACGAGATTACCTAATGGCTGAAAACCTTGGACAAATCGACGTTGTAATTCAATCTGATAATCAGACTCTTGTAGGGCCAGGAACAAGTCCAATAGGGCCAGGAGTCAGGCCAAGCGTGGGAGCAGCGACAGGAGCAGCAGCGGGAGCAGGAGCGGCTGGGTTTGCTAAAAGCCATCCAGTTCTATTAGGTCTTGCTGCCGCAGCTGCGGTTGCAACAGCAGGATTTTACGCAGCAGCAAAAGTTATTAAATCATGGAACAACGAAGCAAATGCACTTCGAGATCGTTTTGCTCGATTGAATAGCGGCGCGGCGTTGGCTGGAGCAATAAGGCAAGTCGGCCAGTTCAAACGCGATATGGAAATGAGCAAGACGCTTGGCCCGTTGCTATTGAACCTAGAAAAAATGAGAGAACGAGTAGCAGACGGGTCTAATAAGCTACGGACGTTTATTGCTGCCATTAAAGTAAGAGTTCTAACTTACTTGTTTGCTTTGTTTGCAAAGCTGCAAGAAAAAGTTCTTCCTAAGCTACTAGAAGCATTAGAAACTGCTGCAATAACCATTGCTAAAACAATGGAAACATTTGTTACGTTTGTTTCTGACATGCTTATTTCTTTTGGAAACATTATGACCGTTATGCTTCCATCAATGCTAGGTGGCGCAGCGGGTGAAAGCATAACTTCGGTTGGCCTGGGCATTAGAGATATGCTTGAGTTCTTAAAGAAGATTGGCCGAGACGTAAACGATATTAAAAACCAGGGTGAAATAGATCCGACATCTACGGCAAACGCCTTAGTCATGCAACATTTGCAAACAATGACTGGCGGACTTTGGAAATACAGCACGCAACAGCCTGGTGCATTGGCATCAGGAAGAGAACTAAACCCACAAGAGTTTAACCGCTTGTCTGATCAAGATAAAAAAAACTGGGGTAAATAAGAATGGCAAAATGGGCTGTTACTTACAATAATTTTGGTTCTGAAGGTGCTGCACAACACACTTGGTCGCATGTAAACATTAAATCGCAAACTGCCGATCCTGTATTTTCTGACGATGGCATTTCAATAGAAACGGTTAAGCACACAATAACTGGAACAGCTCTTATCTCAGAAACTTCAGAAGCAAATTTCCGAACTGCTTTGTTGAACGCTCGAGAACACTTGACCAGTCAACCCATAAAAGGTGCTGCTACATCTATTCGCGTTTGGTTAGACTTTGCTGGTTCTGGCACAAATGAAATGTCATCAGGGCTAAACAGCGCAACTGGTGAAGACGGTCTTGATACAAAAATAAACACTTCTACGGCTCAAGGACGCTCTGTAGTTTATTTTGGGTCGATGGAAGATGATTACGGAGCGCCTTCCTGCTCGTACTCAATTAACGAAGTGTATGGGACTCTTACAGCACTTGTGTCGTTTACTATTACCTGGCACAAAATTGAACCACCAGCTAATGACGTTACTTATCACGTTCTTAGTCACACCTGGACGCAAGAATACACAATAGACAATGCAGGATCGACTACCCTTGTTATTGACGGACAGCTCAGGGTAAGAAACTTTATTGATGGCCAAATGAACCTTGGTGCTTTTTCAACCACAGGATCTAGAGGCGCAAACCCAGACCGATACAGAACGCTTGTAATGCCCACAGTTCCACCTAACTATCGTGTGGAATCAATGCGTTGGGCTACTGACACAACTGGTTGCAAGCTTCTGTATCGAATAACTCTCAAAGAGTACGCCAGGCCGTTGCCATATCCGGCAAAAGTTGGAACGGGACGATTTACTTACCAACGTGGCTTAGGCAATATGCTTGGTACAAAGAGATTTGAAGGCGAATTAGAAGGCGATGTAAATTCAGATCCTCGAGAGCTGTTAAACTCTTTGATTCGTATTGCTTCATCAAGAATTAGTTTTGGTGGTGCAGTAGGAAACACAGACCAAACGGTAGATCGAATTGATTCTATTACTGTTTCTGAAAATGACATATTTTCTAAACGGTCTATTTCCTTGAGCATTATTGCTACAGGGATGCAAACTACTTCACAGTTTGGCCTGGATGATTCAGAAGGATCTACGGGAGAGGGATTTGGTTTGCTTAAACCGTTCTTCTCTCAAGACAATCTTTCAGTAGCACCGAGACCAAACGAATACGGGGCGCAACTGATTTCGTCAGTAAAACGTCAGTTGTTTTTGCCTTGGAACCCAGATGATTCAGAAGGTTGGGATGCAACTGAATTTCCTGTTGCCACTTGGCGCACTGCAACCGAATGGAGTGGGGAAGACGTAGCTCTCGAGTTTGACGAAACTAAGTTTGAAGAAGCCGCATCTCCTCCAGTAGAACAAGACGGCGAACACACAAGTGACAACATAACTTCAACTGGTCATGTAAAATTCCCTTACGGACATGTTTCTGGTTCTGAATCCGTAACTACGAAAAATAACATTGTTGTAGTTTCTTCTATGCACGCAAACGCCAGCGACCGTGTGTATCAAAGCGGGTCGCCTGAAGTTTACATTGAGTCTGAATATCAAATCTCACGGGCTGGAAAACCCCCAAGACGCATTACGTTGTCTAAACCAAACAACGGAATTACCCTCGAAGAATCGTTTATTGTTAGTCGAGGAGACGTAGACGCAAATAATAACCGAACCTACATTGGGGTCTATCGAAGAGTTGTAAGGCTTCTTGACAATGCAGATTCGTCTGGTTTCTACATAACAAACGTAAACATCCCTGGCTGGGGCGAACAAACATTCACTGCCTGGTGGCCTCCAAACCGATCTATTAGCTCTCCTGGTGATCCTCGATTTGAAGGAAATGACAATTTGCCTGGGTCTGTGACGAGAAACCTGTTTGAAATTAACGAAAGCGCACCGGGAGTAGGACAGACGTTTAAACTTGGTCAACCAGATCAAATTTACGGGGACTAAACGATATGGGAATACAGCCAGAAGAAGGTTACAACCCGCTAGGAAGAGTTGAAATATCTTTTGGCGCAGAAGGTTTAGATGTCGTTAGTCCAGTCTCAATATCAAAACCTGTTGCAAACCTTCTTAAATCCGCAGGGTGGAACCCAGAAGAGTTTAATAAAGTTACTTGGCCTATTGGTGCTGCTAATCATGGCCTGGCTCGATTTCTTATTGACGGCAAAACAGCTAACGCAATAGCAGAAACGCTACAAGAAAACTTTATTACGGATGAAGATACTGGTTGGTATCGAAACGACGGAATAACAATAACATTTGATGGGTTGTTGTTTGACGGGATGCACATGCTTGCGCCTGTCCCGGTGTTGTCTCCGTCTACATATGCAGAAGACGTACAGTTTTACGTTTGCGACTTTGTGGATTACCGATATTGGTGGCAAAAACACACTATAGGATCACCGTATTTTGTTCCTACTGGAGACGGTGGCACTGAACGCAAAGAAAGTCAATTTCAATACGGAATTAACATGCTTGAAGAAAGCATGGGACCAGGTGTTTTTCATCCAGAAACTATCTTTCAATCAAACGACACAAGTGACATACTTTGGAACCTCCCTAGGCTGCTTAACTTTATGCTTGGGTTGTACGATACAGACGAATTAGGATTTGATGGTCGTACTGAATTTTATTACTTACCAGTCGTAGACGCCTGGCGTTACGATCAAAATTCAGATTCAAGTGCTTTTTCAACAGACGATCTTATTGACATAAGTGTTTCTGGAAGGCCATTTGGTGAGTTTTTAGATTCTATTCTTACGTTGACAGGTCATGTGCTAATTGCATATCCAAGCGAATTTTGGGCTGGTGAGTTGTCAAGAAGGTATTGGATTTCGCCAATAGAAAACCAACAACCTTTGTTTGACGATGAAGAGTTTACAGAACAGTTTGAACACAGCATTGTTTCTGGCGGAATGTTGCCAACAGTTGTTCGTGGAGGGACTGAAGTAATTACAGACCCGACCCTGGATATGGCTCCAGCTTCTATTGCTGCATCTGTACCTGAATTTATTAACGTATTTTTCCGAAACGCATTTTATGGCGGTGCGCCAAGCGAATACATTGAAGAAAACCCCGAACACAATCCGGCTTTGTCAGATTACCAAGTAGTCCAATCACTAGACGAAAGTTTGAACCTTCGTCCAGACATTTTTTGGAAGGGTAGACTTCATTCTGTTTACGCTACTTTACCAGCCGTTAAACAATACTCAAATGAAGAAACAAGTTGGACTAACGAAAACGCATGCGTTAATCAAGCAAACCGAATTGGCCGAAGATTTTACGATAGATTTAGATGCGATCCAGTAAATGTAATTCTTACGGGCACGTTTGGAAATCTTAATGACTTAGTGCTTTGGCCTGGGGCGCAAGAAATTACTTGGTCAATCACGGGGCGGGGTCCAGTTACTAAGATTATAGGATCTTACAATCATCCTTTGTTTGGGATGATGCCAGACAACAATCTAAGCTCTGGAAGTGTTACTTCTACTGCAACTACAAAAGTCGTTCATAGACCAGACGGAAGACTCAACATATCTTCTGCCCCTGTCGATGTTCGGCAAACTGTGTACCACGCAGTAATAACTGAAGTTAACCAATCAAGTGCTGCTCAAAGACCTTACTACAGTGCAGAAGCAGTTACAGACGCTCGAGTAGCAGTTGTAAACATTGCACCGAGAAGCGTCCACGATTCTGACAAGGTAGATATTAAGCCGTTGCAAGTTGGGGACTTCTGTATGATTGGGGTTTTGCCAAATACAGATGACGAGGGGATTGCTTCAAGAAACGTAGTGGTTAATCCAATTGCGCCAGGCATTAGAACTTTGAACGGAAACGGAAGTACGACCGTCATAAGTCAAAGATCAATGGTTCAGCCGCAGCAAAAATATCAAAATATAGATCCTGTATTCAATCCAAACGTGCCACAAGAAATAATTAGTTCGGCGGAAAAAGGCATAGATATAACGAATGGTATGTTTGGTCAATTTACACCAGGTCAAATCTACAAAGTAGGAACTGGTGAAGATGAGTTATCATTGGTTTTGTATGTATGGGAATACCCTTTGTATTCTGCATGCACAAGTGAACCGGGATTTCGCAGCGCCGGATTCTTTGGCGACTATATTGCAACAATGGGTAGGTATTAAATGGCACTAGCTACAGCAAACGCAAAAGGTTTGTACGAAGGTACGGATGAAATAACTCTAGTCCCATCGGAACCCAACGGGCTAAGTGTCGTTACGATGCTTCGAGTTGTAAACACTGACACTACAACCATTATTCCTATACTAAGAATTTTGGACGAAAACAAACTTGGACTTGATGAAGAGTATTTGAAATTGATACCCGACATTACTTTGCAAACATCGGAGTATTTGGAGTATCAAGGCGTTGTTTGCGTTCTTAGTCCAGGCCAAAGCTTGGTAACAAAACTTACATCTTCTGTTTCTGCTAACGAACCAGAGTGGACAGTAGTGTGGGCAAAGGAAACTTTCTAATGGGCGTTCAAGTATACGACAGTAGCGGAAGGCTAAAGACTAACTCTGTCACAACTATTGACAGCAACCAGTTGGGCCACCCAGGCTTTAGGACCGATCAAACAACTGATGGTTTTTACCTTGGTTACACAACCACGGGTAACGACGCTGGGATTGCTCACAATGCTGCAACTATGTATCAGCTCTGGTACATCCCGTACACGATTGCTATTGCCCAGTATGGGATCAATGGCGACGATGCTGGAAACACTGGCAGCTTGAAAATCGCCATGTACACAAACGTAAATGGTTTGCCGTCATCCAAAATAGCGGCAACTGAAGGGGCGATTACAGGAAACGGAACAGGCGATTCGTCTGTGGCGTTCGTGACAGCTCCTACCCTAACAGCAGGTTGGTATTGGATGGGGTCTCACATTGCATCTGGAGCAATCGACATTGAGCATTCGTACTCAGGCGCGGTAAACAACAGCAAATCTTTCTATTCACAACCGCTTTCCACATTTAACGCCGACTTTGGTTGTTACCTGGAAACCAACTCAACTTCTGATCTTCCAACAAACGCAAATGCTAATAGCAAAATGTCCGCAGGTTACGTTCCTCGAATCGGAATAAGGTTTACTTCAGCATGAGCAATTACAAATCAACAATGAGGTGTAGCCAGGATGGATCGGTCATCGAGATTATTGATGAGCGCGAGGTTGAAGCTGTCCGCACTTATCGTTTGTCTAGTATTCGTAAGCGAGCGGCCAGGCACATCGAAGAATTTGTGCCAGAGTTCAAGCAACGGAACATTGCAATGGGCATTATCAAGGGGGAAGAAAAAACATCTCTCCTGGCAAAGATCAATTCAGTTCGAGATTATTGCAATGGACTCGAGGAACAAATCAATGCGGTTGCCTGGGACGGAAAAGCGTCTTCCCGTGCGTCGGCATGTGACGAGATCGAATCCGTAGGTTGGAATTATGAGGGTTAAACAATGAAGGTGTGGCCGTATGATTACGACGAAGACTTTCAATTTAATGAACTTCGTGGAATAGAAGGCGATCCAGACACGAAGAAAATCCTTACTCGTCTTAGAGTCGCAGACGGTACTTTTAGATATGTCATCAGAACAGACGATGAAGGAAACAGAACACTAACAACGGTATCTGAGTCTAATGACTACGAATGCCCTGAGTGTTGCCCAGAAGACGATGGTGGAGGCGGCGGCGGCGGGGGTGCAGGATCGTGTAGCCCATGTTGGACGCCAAACAATTCAAACGGTTACACAGGGTTTAGCGGTTCATTTACAACACAATGTCAAAGAAACCCAGACGCTCACCTTCTAAATACATGCGCAAACTGTTGTAGTTATACATCTACGTTTGACGATCCGTGTTGGGGTGGAGATTACGGATATTGCATTGGTTGTAGCGCGTGTTACTCTGACATAAATGGTTACGCTGACGCTTCAATATGTGGTCAAACATACGGGTTTAACAGCCCAAATTTGTTTTATCAAACAAAGCTTATTGTTGTAGGAAGTGAACCAGTATTTGAAGAAGGCGCTGGGTATTGCGCTAATATGCAAGCGATTCTTGACGCAAATGCTTACGGGTCTTGTCAGTGGTATTCTGTTCCAACTGTTTCTATACATATGTCTGTATCTTGGAACGACAACAACAATGATGATTACGAGCATTATGTAGGTTGCCCACCATTTGTAACATGCGAAGATTGTACTAAACAAAGTCCTAATCAAACTTGTCCCCCTTCTGGACTATGCGTAGAGCTTACTGGAGAACAAAATTGTGGTGGGTGTAATGCTTGTTTTGGAACTGCATACCCAGGCGATGGGCAATGGGAAGCTACAACCAATGAAAACGGAGTTGGTGGAGGTTGCTGGATTCTAAGTATGTGGGCTAGGGAAGATTGCACGGCAAGCAAATGTACAGAATGGTGGGCAAACAAAAGGCTTTGTTCTGAACAAACTAATTGTCAGGGAGGAATGCCAGACGATATTGAAGAAATGAGGCCAGGCGTAGATTGTGAATGCAACTGTTCAGCAGATTCACTTGGATACGAACTGGGATATGGCTCTTGCTCACATTGTTCATCAGGATGCACGGCAAGAAGTGAAATGTATGGAGCAGCTTTGATTGTAAATACTGACCTTGAGGGTGCGTGTTCGCCGAAACCATACAACTTAAAAACCAAATGGGGTTGGGAAGGTGGTTGTGGTGACAATTGTGGCGGCGATGAAATGCCGTGTGGATATGGAACTGAAGAAGGTTGTGTAGACGAAAACGGAGATCCACTGCCCTGGGCTAGTTGCGGGACGCCTTGTTTCTTTGGCTATTCTTACGAAGCTTATTGCAAGGCTACATCGTTTAGTTTCATTTAGTCTGAATTGTTAGGGAAGAACAACAAACTATGTCCGTACCATTTAAATCTAATTTTACTGTTTGCGATGAAGTGGGCGGCGTAAATCAATGCGTCGAGCTGTTCTTTAATAGCAATTTGCAACTGCTTAATGTGTCTGAGCCATACGAAGCTAAAGAAGGAACAATTCCGGTTGTTCATCCAGATGGTTATTTGGTTGAAGTAGTAAAAATGTCAGATATGACTGACGAGCAAATAGCTGCTTTGACTCATAATGGAAAACCAAATGATGAAGCAATGGAATTTCGACCCGAAAGCGATGCTTGGCATTTGCGAGATGCCTCAACAAACGAAAGCGGTTTAAATAAACTGTCTCAAGGACAAGACGAGCCAGGTTGCACCGCATGCGAGCAACGCAAAAAAGAGTTGGAACTTCTAAACAATGACGTACAACACCAAAAAGCAACAAAGAAGAACCTTCTTAGTAGACTAGCTAAAGGCGTGCCAGGGCTGCTTAAATCTGAACTGGGCATTAACCAGGCGAGCTTAGAGGTGGTTGACAAACGGAAATCTATCTGTTTGAATTGCCCTGAAGGTATTTACAACTTCGGAGTGTGTGACGAGGAGCGGGGTGGGTGTGGTTGTTTCTTGGCGTCCAAGGTAACAATAGAAGGTGAGTCTTGCCCGAAAGGTCATTGGTGATGCAGGGATACGCAGATGCCAGATACAGCAAGATTCGCGGCCATATCGTGCGTTCACGTTGGCCCAGCTTCTAAAGAACGTCTCAGGTCGCTGGATTTCATACTTAGCACCCTGACGGATGATCAGAAGCACAACGGACCATTACAATCATTTGTGATGTTGGGCGACCTGTTGGATGCCCAGGCGGCGTCGGTTCACCCAAGAGATGACAACATCGAGCATACCCTCGAGGACGAGTTTCGTGATGGAGCTGACTATCTTGAGGCGATTAGGCGAGAGCTTCCAAAAAACTGTGACCTTATCTGGTGCTTGGGTAATCACGATTCCAACATCCTGGTAGCGGACGCTAGGCGAATTCAATCTGATCTAAGGTCATTGTGTGACTGGAACGCCCATGCCGAGCATGGCAAGGTGTATCGCAAGTGGCGACAGGTTCCGTACCAGAAGCCATCTATCCATGATCGCAAGGGGTGCTATGAGCTTGGCCAGGCGGTGTTCTTTCACGGGTTTGATGCCGGTAGCAACTCTGACGAACTCGAGGGGCTTCAGGTTGCTTACGCCTTGGGTGGCAATGCCCACAGGTTGATGGTCAGGGGTCACACCCACAGGCCGAAACACGTTACCCAGTGCAAGCGGAGTGCAAACGTGCTTCTTCCGTACTGGTACGCCAATGCAGGGACGGCGGGACCGATGGGCATGGAAGTCCCCTACATGCAGCGGAAAGATCAGAACCAATGGAACTGTGGCGTGGTTATTGGAGAAGCCAAGCTTGGACGAGTGGGGCGGATGAACGGGAAATGCTGGAGTGCCAGGACGGTGATTCGTGACCAATGACAGGTTCAAAAGTAACGACTCATGCGACGATCCCAAATTGTTCAAGTGGCTTGACATCACCAGTCAATCAGAACCGTGGATGTCGCTGGATGATGCCTTGGAAATGAAGCCTGCTGTAATGATGTCGGTTGGCTGGATTGTCAAAGAAACCCCTGAATACATCACGATTGCCAGCACCTACGACACGGACGAAGAGCTTGTTGGAGATGTGAACTGCATACCCCGCAAGACCATTATGGAAATCATCCCGGTGCGTCCGGTCAACATCTAGCCTTGCTCCAGGTGTAGCCATGAAGAATGTCACGATTCGGGGCGGCAAGTCACACGAACGCGAATACGTCGAGAAGTCTGTGGCCTGGTGCATTAGACGCCTAGGGCTGAACACCCTGCACACCCTGAAGGTGGCTGTGGTCATCAAGCCGTTGGACGATTGTTGCGGCTGGTGCAGGCCGGTGGCCGACTCCAACCGTGCCTTCCAGATCGTCGTAGCCAACAACCAGAGCCTCCGAAACTTCGTGATGACCGTGGTGCATGAGATGATCCATGTGAAACAGTACGCAAGGAACGAGTGGCTGATTGACGGTGAGCCGGAGGCGTGGGGTAGCCAAGAGATCCTGACGGACGAACTGTGGCTTGCCGACGTGCTTTGATGGGCGCATAGATAAAGCCCCGTCTTACATGCCGAAGCAAAGCGGAGCGTGGGGAAGAACGCCGACAACGAGTCAGCGCGAAATAGATGTCATCATGCAGTCGCCTTGGCTACTGGGCGGTACGTTGCCCAGTCCATCGACCTGATGCCCTTGATGTCATTGATCTTGTCAAAGCCAAACCGTGTTTGAAGCGAGTCCATCAGTGCCATTTCCCATCGAAGATTATTCTTCTTGTCACTGACCTTGTACAGTCGTTTGTAGATGTAGTATTCGCCGTCGCCGCAGTCATCGGTTTGGACAAAGACCTTGGTTCGGGTCTTGGCCTTCCATTCCTTTGCGACCATGTGTTCGTCGAACATTTCGCCAAACAAGCCTTCCATGTTCAGAATCACGTCTTTGCCATTGAAAGTCGAAGTAAACCACACAATGTTGGCATCCTGCAACTTGTCTTCCAGTTTGCCATACTCAACCTCGTGACCGTGGTCATCAATCATCAACATCCCGCCGTTGCCGTCATCGCTGATGTGAGCGATTTGCATACCGTCGTGCCACACTTCGGCGTTGTATGCGTGACCTTCGTGGATCGGCCCTGCCAGGACGTTGACCTTCTTCAGTTCGATGTTGTTCTCAGCGACGAAGTTCTTGATTTCATTGTTCATTGTTGGCCCCTTTCAAGAGCGTTATTGACTACATAGATAATATCGGCTTTTCTTCTCTTGTGGGCCAAGTAAACCCTAAAAAGGCCCAAAATATACGATTTTCGTCTTTTTGTGGACAAGTGGGCTTTGTTTGACCTATATTGGCCTTCATGATATGTTTACTTTTCTGGCCTAGATATCTGATCATCGTTGGTTACGAGGTGGCCAGGACAGCTCTCTGTTGAAAGGGATTGTTGTGAGAATCATTATCGACATCTTTAAGGGCTTGTGGTTGGTGCTTTCGTTTCTGGGGAGACCAGCACCGCCAGATACAGACTTCCCCGGTCAGGATTGGTAAATGGAAAGCAGACCGACTCCCGGTACGATTGCCGGACTTATTTGGATACGCGATCACCTGAAGAAAACTACTCCGCCTGGGTGCGGTCTTCCGGTTGATGCGATGTTGTACATCGAAAGCATTATCAAGAAAGGGTACGTTCGTGGAAGTGACAGCAACAAAGAAAGTGGATTACGTCGAGTTTAAACACCAGGGCAAGAAGTTGTTTGCCGAAGCTGAATTTGTCTTCAATGTTGAAGTAACATCAGCCGCTCCATACAGCGGAAACGATTATGAGCCGTCTGAATTTTATGTTCTCTTGACTGACGTTACAGACGGTGACAAGGAATATCCAAACATAGAACTTCGTGGCAAGGAGGCTCAGAACATTTTTGAAAGTTCTAACATCGACTTGTCTGAGGTTAGTGAAGATTCTTATGAAACAGAAAAGGATGACTACGATGACCACAGACGGCGTAGTAGTTATGATGATTGATTCGCCTAGCGGACAGTCTGACTCCCAGACTTGAAGCAACTGGTAGGCGCATGGATGCGGACCTACCAGTAAACCAAACGCATCTTTACCTTGAAGGGGTAAGCAAATGACTGAGAAAAAGACAACCAAGAGTAAGACAACATGGGGCATGTCATTGCTCCAGGCACAACGCGATATCGTTAGCGTCTCCAAAGACAGCACAAACGATTACCAGAAGTTTGATTACACATCAGCTGAACACATGATTCAGGAAGCAAGTGCGGTACTGAATGACAACGGACTTATTGTTTACGAAGAAGAGCAGCAGACCAAGGTAGACGGTTCTGGTCTGATGTTGGTAGACACCGTGTTTGTTGTGGAGCATCCCGAATCAGGAGAGTCAAGAAAGATGAAGAGGGATCTTCCGTCATGCCCAGGCAAGGGAAGGCCAGAAGACAAAGCCGCACTTGGAAGCGGAACGACTCTTCTTAGTTACTTCCTTCGCGGTCTTCTTCTCATCCCTCGAGTGGACGAAGAAGTTTGCTCAAGAGATGACACAGGTACAAGCCCGACTACAACAAGGGAAAACAGGAAGTCGGCAAAGAAGACTGAAGTTAAAGGCATCTATTCAAACGAGGTTATGAAGCTTGCCGAGAAGTTGGCTTCGCATTCCGGCTGGCCTGGGAAGCACACCTTTACAGACGCCTTGCTTCTTGGAGAAGAACGAACGAAAAAGGCAGATAACGATTCTATGATTGACTTTCTTACATCATCAATAGACCGCCTGGACGGCAAGGAATAAATCTATGGCTAACGATCTCAGTACAATTACACTTGTCGGTCGATTTACACGCGACCCGGAAGTAAAGAACATCAACACAAACTCAGGCGATACGGCGTTGGCGAAGTTCTCGCTTGCCAACAATCAATACGTCAGCGGAGAAGATCAGGTTTCATACTTTGACTGTGAAGCGTGGGGACACACCGCAACTATCATTGATAAGTATTGCCAAAAGGGTAAGCAAGTGGCGATTAACGGATCAATCCGAATTGACAGGTGGGAAGACAAAGAAGGCAACTCCAGGTCGAAGCCGGTTGTTCGTGTCTTTGGTTTGCAGCTGCTTGGTTCAGAAGGATCAGGTGGGTCTAAGACTAAATCCAAATCATCACCCGCACCCGTCAAGGTAAATGAATCAGAAATCCCGTTCTAAGAAAGCACATCGCATGGCAAATACAACAATGCTAAAAGTCTCTGATGTGTCCGACATGCTTGGGGTAAAACCCAAGACGGTACGAAATTGGATCGCGGACGGGACAATACCGCCACCAGTCAAAATCAACAGTCGTACCCTACGTTGGGACGAAGATGTGATTAAGGAATGGATCAACAGCCGGAAAGGGGTAGTTGATGAGGATTCAACCAATTAGGCCAGTTGAGCCTACGGGCTTAAACTGTCGGAACCAAAACCCGGATACATCCGCCCAGGCGTTCAAGAAGTTTGTCGAAAGCGGAAAGTTGGAATCCCACCGTGAACGTGTGATTCGATCAGTGACATCCAGACCAGGCAAGACGGCTGGTGAGCTTTCCGAGATTTCCGATTTATCTCATGTTGAGTGTCAGCGGAGGTTGAGCGATCTGGCACGGGATGGCATGATTTACAAGCAGGGGAAAAGGAAGTGTTCCGTGAAGGGTTCCGCCATGTCGTTGTGGTGGCCTTGTCTGTAAAACACAACGTCCCCCGTGGTTGGAGCGAGAGGGACGTTGCGGAGAAGAATTCATGCCGTCAAATTTGCCGTACATACCGTTTAACATCGCTGACTTCTTGGCGGACGACAAGGTTGCCTTGATGTCTACCGAAGAGGTCGGGGCGTACATTCTACTGCTTTGTCGAGCGTGGCAGCAAGACAGACCAGGAGCAGTTCCAGATAACGACGAGTACCTTGCCGCCTGGACGAGACTGTCGCCGCTCAGGTGGAATCAGATCAAGGACAAGGTTCTGCTCCCGTTCACTTACAACCCATCGTGTCCCGGTGGCGAGTGGGTTCAAGAGCGGATGGCTCGAGATCACGCCGGAATCAGCGAGACTTTGGCTCAAAGGTCGGAGGCTGGTAAAAAGGGGGCTGAAGCACGCTGGAACAAGGAAAACATGCGACCGCAATGCGATGGCAATGCTAAAAGTAAAAAGGTAAAAGTAAAAAGAGAAAATACTACTAAGAAGCAGATGTTGGATTGGGATGAAGCTGAGGGATTTCTTCACATCACCGATGAGCAGAAGGCGGGGTGGTCTGAGGCTTACCCGTATGCCGACGTTGACGGTGAATTGAGGAAGATGCACCAGTGGCTAGTATCCAACCCATCGAACCGGAAGACGAGAAAGGGATTGCCGAGGTTCATTACATCATGGCTTAATCGAGCTAACGACACGAAGGGGTCGAATCATGGAGATCAAAAGCGTATTACCGAGCATGACGAAACTGGAATTGGGAAAGTCATCGACATTCACCAATGACGAAGCGAAGCGTTGCAACGGGCTTTGGATTAGGTCGGGTTTTCCGACTTTGCATCGTGAGGCAGCGAAACAGGTTCACAACGAAGCGGATGACGATTCAGCCTGGTCGGCGACGTACAAATATCTGATGGGTAGGCTTGGTAGCGGATCGCTGTTTCTGCTGACTGGCCCGAGGGGAACGGGGAAGACTCAGATGGCAACGTGCCTGGGTCGGCTGTACTCGCTCGAGCTTGCTTGCTCCAGGTATATGAGGGTTGCTGACCTGTACATGGTCATTAAGGCGACGTTCAACAACGAGGGCAGCGAGAGTCAGATCATTAACGAGTTGTCTGGAAGGGGTCGATGGGATGCAGAGAGTTTGCCCAGGCTGCTCGTTTTGGATGAGATGCACGACAGGGGTGGGTCTGAGTGGGAAGATCGGGTGTTGAATCAGATCGTTGATGCCCGATACGGGGCGAAGCTGGATACGATCCTGATTACGAACGACCGTGGAGCAGCACTGAAGGACAAGATTGGCCCTAGCATCATCTCGAGGGCAGACGAGACAGGTGGGATCATCGAATGCTCTTGGGACTCATTTAGGAGCCGCTAGGAGGCCGTCTGAGGGACTTTAGGTGCTAAGGTGGGGGAACGGAGCCTCTCAGGGCCAAATGCGGCTCAGGGAGGCTCCTTCCTTTATATAAGGTGTGCAAAAAAGGTGAGATAATATCCAGATAGACTGGTCTAAAGGTTGCAAGACGGTCGAATACAGTTATAATGGGACGTATAAAGTCAAACACTGCTCTTGAAAGGGGCCAACAAATGACCAACGAAACAAACAACAACACGACTGACGGCATCAACTTCGACGTAATGATTGCTGACCTCAAGTCCAGCCTGGAACGACAAGCGGAGTGGCTTGACCAGTTCGGACCAAACAATGGAGTCGTGTGCGTTTCAGATGGCGACTTCCTTCTAAGCGTCAACGGTAAAGCAGGGCCGTATGCACGAATGGAAAAACTCGAAGACGGCATCAACTGGAAGCATCGCGATAACACTTACTGCATGGAAGAAGCGACCACGATGAGCAAGGTGAATGCCATGGAACTTGCTCATAAATTCAATGCCCAGCACCCAGACCGCAAAGAGAAGGCCCAAGTAATAAAGTTCGGACACGCCAAGCAGTTCAACTACGAACACACCAAGCGGGTTATCTCGATGCTTGAAAAAGCACAAGCAGAATATCTCGCTAGAACAGCGGACGAATGTTGAAATCACATTGAAGGGGGGGTCAATCGTGACCTTCCCGACACACCACGCTCTTGAAAGGGGCCAGCAATGAATTTGCGAAGATTAAATAATCACGATAGACAGACTTTGAGAGGAATGGCTGGGTTCAAGCCTAACACTCGCGTTCGGCTTATGTTTGACAGCGTTGATGATGTTGATTGTTTTCAGCATGATTTGAAAGATGTCAACGTAGTTCTGGAGGAAGGATTTACCCTCAACTGCCTTGTCTTTGTATGGAACTTCCACAAGGACTGTGGACCCGTAGGATGGGTAGAACACCATCACGAAGCATTTACATGGACAGGAGTTGATTGGGTGTTAAGCGAACCTTGCCACCTCAGTTAGACTACCTCAGTATCTACACACCACGCTCTTGAAAGGGGCCAACAATGCAAGAACTAACTGAAGCAAAACTCTCGTTCATGATTCCGACAGATGTAGCACGCATGATTACAGTCGGCGGAGCAGCCGAAGCGGCCTGGGACGGAAGAGAATGGACAGACGAAGATGATTATGTGCTTAGGTACAGAGAAGACATGAAAATGGATTCTGTTGATGACATATACCAATGTATTAAACGAGCAACGGAAGAAGAATACGATTGGTACTTTGGCGTCTTGGTAAATTACTTCAAAGCACAACGACGCAAGTAAACATAAATCCTGGAAGGGGTGACGCACGATGACACATAAGGTGCTTGACCTGTTTGCGGGCATTGGCGGATTTAGCCTCGGCCTGGAGCGAACGCAAGGATTTGAAACTGTAGCTTTCTGCGAGTTCAACAAGAAGGCCCAGATGGTCTTGAACAAGCATTGGCCCAATGTGCCGATATATGATGATGTCAAGGAGTTGACCGTTGACCAGTTATCAACAAATGGAATTATTCCCACAGTC